AGTGGTGATGGATATGTTTGGAAGTATCTTTTCACTGTTTCACCTAGTGATATTATTAAATTTGACTCAACTGAATTTATTACTGTCCCAAATAGTTGGAATTCAAGTCAAGACTCTCAAATCAGATCTGTTAGAGAAAACGGTAACTCTGAAGTAAACCAGAACCAAATTAAACATATATTCATTGAGAATGCGGGAAGTGGTTATGCAAATGGATTAAGTCAAGAGGTTGATATTATTGGAGATGGCACTGGTGCAAAGGCAAGAGTTGATGTTGTAAATGGCACTATCACTGATGTTACCGTAAGTGCTGGTGGAAAAGGATATAGTTATGGAGTTGTTGACTTAGGAACTCTAAACAGTGGTGTTAGCACATCAACGGGTCGTGCAAAATTAATTCCTATTATACCTCCATCTTTAGGTCATGGTCATGACTTATATACTGAATTAGGAACTGATAGAGTTATAGTGTATGCACGTTTTGATGACTCAACGAAGGATTTTCCTATTGATACAAAATTTGCACAGGTAGGAGTTGTTAAAAATCCAACTAAGGTTGGAACATCAGTAACTTACACTGATAATACATATTCCTCATTACAAGCAGTAAAGTTTGATACTGTAACTGGAGTTCCAGAAGTTGGAGAGGAAATAAAGCAAGTGTTGACTGTCTCACCTAATATAGGTAAGGTAGCTACTGCTTTTATTGCATCTTATGATACTGAAACTAAGGTATTAAAGTACTTTAGGGATCGTTCATTGAATTTTAATAGAACGACATATGATCAAACTGATTATGCTGGTATATCTACTGCTGGTAGAATATATCAATTTGAATCAACTTCAACTGCTAATAACATTGAGGGTAAAAAATCGTTCTTCTCTGGTGCTATATCACAAAATTTCTCAGGTATAACCACCAATCCTACAGGTAATAAATTAATTAACTTAGGAACTAACTTTATTTCTGGTTTATCTAATTCAGAGATAAATAAAGGGTCAGGTGAAACGATTTACTTAGATAATAGACCGTTGATTGTCAGAAACTCTCGACAAAAGGAAGACATTAAAATCATACTAGAATTCTAAAATGCCACAAAAAACGAATTTAAATATAAGTCCTTACTATGATGATTTCAGTAAGGATGATAATTTTTACAAAGTCCTTTTCAAGCCTGGTCTTCCAGTTCAGGCAAGAGAATTAACGGGATTACAATCTATATTACAAAATCAAGTTGAAAACTTTGGAAAACATATCTTCAAAGAAGGTTCGATGGTCATTCCTGGTGGCATTGAGTTTGACAAATCCTACTATTCTGCGAAAATTAATGCGACACATCTTGGTATTGATGTATCGATTTATCTAAGTGATATTATATCTAACAATAATGGTAAAGGAACTAGAGTTAGAGGGCAAAATTCTGGTATTGTGGCAACTATCAAGAATTTTATATTACCTCCAGCAGAAGGTGTAGATGAAATAACTGTTTTCTTAAAGTATAATCAGTCTGGAACAGATAATGAGAGTGTTGCTTTTCCCGATGGAGAAGTTTTAATACTTGAAGAACCATTAACATATGGCAATACAACTTTAAGTATTGATGAAACTGTATTAACACTTACTCCTGAAAATGCTGCAGCAACTGGTTCTGCTTTTGGTGTAAACAAAGGTGTTTACTTCTTAAGAGGTATATTTGTTGATGTTCCTACTTCATTAATAGTATTAGATCCATATAATAATCAACCATCATACAGAGTTGGATTTGAGGTAATTGAAGAGGTTGTAAATGCAAACGATAACTCTAAATTGTATGACAATGCAAAAGGATTTACTAACTTTGCTGCACCTGGTGCTGATAGATTTAAGATAACTTGTAAATTAGCGAAAAAATCACTTCAAGATTTTAATGATACGAATTTTGTTGAACTTTTTAGGGTAAGAGAAGGAGAAACTAAAAAATTACAGAATATGTCAGTATATTCTGAGATTAAAAAGTATTTTGCGAAGAGAACATTTGATGAATCTGGTGATTACTCTGTAGTTCCTTTCCGTGTAAATATCCAAAATTCATTGAATAATGAAATTGATAGTAGAGGATTATATACTGAAAATCAAGTAACAGACGAGGGAAATAAACCAACTGATGATTTAATGTGCGTTAAATTATCACCAGGTCGTGCATATGTAAGAGGATTTGATGTTTATTTACCAGGAACAACTGTATTAGATATTGAAAAACCAAGAGATGTAAAGAAAGTAAATGCAGCATCTATTCCATTTAACATGGGTAGTGTTCTTAAAGTAAATAATGTCTTTGGTTCACCATTTGTAAGTGTTGGTGGTGATAATACAAACACAATTAAACTTTTCAATCGTAGAAGAGATGGGTCAACATTAAGTGGAGGTGGTATACAAATAGGTCAAGCAAGAGTATATTCTTACGGTGCAACAGATGGAGTATACAGTGGTGCTACAACTCAGTTTGATTTACATTTGTATGATATCCAGACATTTACTATTCTACAGGTTGCAGGAACACTTGAACCAACTAGACAAATTGGTGGTTCAAGAGTTAGAGGTAAGACAAGTGGTACTGTAGGTTTCTTATTTGAAAATGCTGGTTCGACACATGCAAAAGAAATGATTGTCGCTGAAACCACTGGTGATTTTATAAATGGTGAAGAAATTATAATCAATGAGGGACAAGGTTCACCTAATTTTTCAATCACAAAAATAAACAAATATACTGTTGATGACATCAAAAGTGTTTCACAAGATGTCTCTACAATCCTTGGTTCACCTGCACTGGTATCAGATTTTCTTGCTGATGCAGTTTTATATGATAAAGTATTACCTAATTTTTCTCTAACAGATCAACTTAATGTCTTAGGTGGATCAGGAACAAACACTGCAAATGTTCCAAGTCGTAGATTTTCTGGACAGATTGGTATTAATACAGATGCTCTTATTGCATATCAATTTAGTACAGATGCAGATGAAACGGTAAACAGAGTAAGTGCAATATCCGCTGATGGAGCAACCTTGACTTTATCTGCAACAACTACTGTTTCTGGTGTTAATAATGGTGCCATTAAAGCAGCAGGTATATCAACAAGTAATTCCTTTAGGATTAAAGTTCCTAGAATTTCGACTAATTCGGGTATATTTGCACCGTTACCAAGAAAAAATATTGCTGATGTTGATACATCCAACTCAAATTTAATAATCGGCAAACAAATATTAAACAAAGCAATTAATAGTTCTACTATAACTTTAGCATCTTCTGATGCATTAAATGCATCTGCAGGAATTACAAGTGCATTCTTTGAACCATTTGATGCAGAAAAATATTCAATTCAATACAGTGATGGTACAACTGAACCATTAACTTCAGATCAAGTAGTCATTACAAATGGTGGTAATAATATTGCATTTAACGGTTTATCAAAATCAAGTGGAAACGCAACTGTTAATGTCACATTAAAGAAAATTGGTATTACAAGTAAGGCAAAAGATTATATTAGAAGTGAGCAAGTACAGATTACAAGAACATCTAAATTCAATACTTTAAGTGGATTAACAACGAGTTCAAACTATGGATTGAGAGTTGAAGATGAAGAAATCTCACTTAATGTACCTGATGTTAATAAAGTAATTGCAATATATGAATCAAAAACTGATAATTCACCTACTTTTGATAAATTAAAATTTGTTGGTGGATTAAATCTAAACACAGATTCAATAAAAGGTGAAAAAGTAATTGGTCAAGAAAGTCGTGCAATTGGTCAAGTAGTCAATCGTAATGCAAACGATGTTGAAATTGTTTACTTAAATGGTAATTCATTTATTGTTGGTGAGAAAGTAAAGTTTGATGAGTCAGCAATACAATCAATTTTACAAGGAATTGATACAGGTAATTTTGTTGATAGAACAAATAATTTCATATTAAATTCAGGTCATACTAAAGAATATTGCGGACTGTCAAGAATTGTTAGAAAAGCAAAATCTGCAATTCCATCAAGAAAATTATTAGTTGTGTATGATCAATATCAGGTATCTGGGGATGTTACAGGTGATTTATTTACAGCTAGTTCATATACGAAAGAGAGATTTACAGATGATATAATATCAGTTGATCGTAATCGTGTCACTGACATATTAGATTTCAGACCAAGAGTTGCAAATTATAACGTGTCTGGAGGAGTTGGTAGTCCATTCTCATTAGTAAATCGTACATTTATTGCAAATAATCCATTCGTAATTACACCTAATGAAAGTTCTATATTAGGGTTCAATTTCTATCTACCACGTATTGATAAATTGGTTATAAACCAATTTGAGGAAGTAAAACTTATTAAGGGTGAGTCTGCTGAAAATCCTGCTCCACCAACTGAACTTGGTGATTCTATGGAGATTGCTCAGATTTCTTTACCACCATATCTTTATGATCCTGTAAGACAACCATCTATTAAGTTACAAGATAATCGAAGATTTACGATGAGAGATATCGGTGCTCTTGAAAAGAGAATTGATAATCTTGAAACTTTAACAACATTAAATGCCCTTGAGTTAGATACAAAATCATTCCAAGTAAGAGATGGTGACGGTTTAGATCGATTTAAGAGTGGTTTTGCAGTTAATAACTTCAAAGATAGAAGATTTATTGATTTTACTCCAGAAACAGGTTCAAGAATTGATGTTGACATAAGAAAAAGAGAGATGTGTAATGCTGTTGATTTCTGGTCTTTAAGAGCAGAATTAGCACTTAACCCACAGATTGCTGTAGCAACTGCTGATTTAAATTCTAATTTACAACTACTTGATACTAATTGTCAGAAAACAGGTGATATAATTACACTTGCATATACTGAAGTAGATTGGTTAAATCAACCTCAAGCAACTGAAGTAGAAAATATTAACCCATTCAATGTAATTACCTTTGCTGGTGGAATTGTTCTTGATCCACCATCAGATAACTGGTCACGAACAATCTATCTTGATGATGAAAGAATTGAGTCAACAGGTGCAAGATGGGTAGAGCAATCAAATATTGTTAATGAGAATATCACTTCAACAACTGATGTTCAACAATTTGACACAAGAAGAAGTCGTGATGACTCAGGTTGGGTTGG